AACTTTTGTACCATCAATAGCGGTAACTGTATTGACTGATGTGCGAAGAGCTGAACCAGGTGTAGCACCATTGGTTACTCTAAATACTGAACCGATATCAAGCTTGAGAACGAGATACTTGTCAGCAAAATCTACTGTTTGAGAACCAACAGAAGTTGTAGCAACAACAGCATTACCAACTTCACCATAACCCATACCATAGAGAGCTGTAGCAAAAAGTCTTCGGAATGCAGCTGTACCATCATAGAATTTGATAACCGGAATTGGGAGGAAAGCACCTCTAACCATTTCAGATTCATAAATTTCTTTAGCTGATACCGCAAAGATTGAGAAAAGCTGACCATGTGTAACTGCGAATTGTACAGATTTTGATGTACCAGCAGCAGCTTGACTAGCAGCAGCGGTAGCATCACCAGCTGCACCGCCACCAACACCATAGTTGGCTACGAAATTGTAGGATTTACCACCTACACGGTTTTTTGCCATATCTCTAAGAACAGGGGATGCTCTCCAGAGAACTGGTTCGAGAGGTTTATCAGAATACCACTCTTTTAATACTGTTAAAACGCCTGCATCTGCCATAATTAATTACTCCTTTTTTTATTTAGTTCATTCTAACGTCTTTTGCATTCTTTTTCATTTCACGGATTCTATCTCTAAGTTTATCTTCTGCTGAAATTTCAGGTGTTCCTGTCTTTTCAATTTGAACTTCAACAGCTGTAGGAGATGAACCACCCATACCCTTAATCTTTTCAAATTTATTCTTTAATATTTCAGCAATATTAGAAATTGCAGAGTTCTCATCTTCATCAGACCAGTTCTCTTTTGCTTTCTTAAGTTCATCCAATTCATCATAAAGCTTTTCATAGATGTCTGAACCATCAGTTAATTCACTATAAAAATCTTTATATGGACCAAACATTTCACCATACTTGCTTGATAGGTTGGATATACCGCTCATTCGTTCTTTTGTTTTGTAAAGATTTTCTATACCATCTAGTATTTCTTCTTGTACAAGTTTAGCAAGTCCATCTAATTCTTCATCCATAGCAGCTTGTTTAGCCATTACCTGTTTCAGGACAGTTATAACTGGTTCCAGAGACTCTGCAATAACCTGTTTTATTAATTCTACATCTTGTTCCATGTCTTCATGCATTTTACTTCTCCTTATCTATTATAGTTATACTTTTTAACAGCCTATTTTTTAAGCCATTGGCTGTTCTGGTGGCATTGGTTCCGCTGGTGGTTGAGCTAGTGGTTGAACTGGTTGTTGAGCTGGAGTTTCTAATGCCCCATTTACCTCATCCATAATCTCCTTAAGCTGGTTTATAAATCCAGTTAAGTTTTTTAATACTTCAGGGTCTTCATCATTTGCATCTAGACGCAATAGAGTATTGAGAGATTGACTAAACAATTGTTTTATGTTTGTACCCTCATAGAAGTAATATCTACCATCTGGAGCAGGACCATCTTCAATTACTCTTTCTATCGTCTTCTCATTAGCATCATAAGTAGCTGTATTTATAGCATAAGCAGATTCTAAGTCTGGCATTTCTAATAATGTAGCAGCTAATGTTGGGTCTATAATCTGCATTTGTATCAACTTCTCAATCTGTTCAAGTTTAACTTTAGGGTCTTTAGATAATGAATTTGATGCAGAATATTGTATATTAAACATTTCTCTTTCTTTCTTAATATCTTTCCAAGTGATGGAAGAACGAGCTCTTCTTCTTGGGAGAATATCTTCATCTTCAGGATATATATCTATAATCCTTTCTGCCAAATCTCTTGCAAATCTTATATAGGTACCTAATAATACATTGTGTCTTTCAGACTCCACATCTTCTAAGGTTTGTAAAGCTACACCAGAATTAAGACCAGAAGGCTTTTTAGATTGTGCAGATAATTGAGATATACCCACTATATTATAAGCTTTCTGTTCAAATAGTTCTAAGAGCTGTAAATATTGTCCATCTATTATTGGAGGTGTAGATACAAATATAGGATTGCCACCAACAGGTTGAGCATTATATTCAAATACATCACCAATTCTAGATGATGCTATCATAGATGTTTTTACATCTGCACCTCTAGGTACGAATATTGTATTAGCAGGTGATACCTCAGCAGCTGTAGCAATCTTATATGTTATATCATCTATTATACGCTGTAGACGGTAGATGACATCCAACATAGAATCTGAGAATGCACCCTTAACTGGGTCCTTATAATAAACCCAAGTAAATGGTGCAACTTTATAGTCAATATCTCTTTCTTGTATCAGGTCTTCACCAATAAACTTATATTGTTTACCACCTAATAAATCCCAATACATTCTTAAATTAACAAATGCATTAGGTGTATTCTCTAGAGCTGTCCAATAAATAGAATCCTTCTTAATGATATTCCTTAATGAGATTAAAGGATATTGTCTAAAACAGAGACCACATCTGGTTATATCATTATGTGTCATTTCACCTGGGTCAAATATAAAATTCCAAGGTGATATTTTCTTAATAGATTTAGTTTCATCATCTGCCCATAGAACACCCATATCAAATATTAAGGCATCTGTTAGAGCATTAACCAACTTCTTATAAACATCTTGACTATCAAAAAACTCATCAAAATAAACCTGTGCATTCCTACATGTCTTAACAGTTTTATAGGTACCTAATACAGGATTAAAGAATGGTCTAACTTTAGTCTGTGATAATTTACTAATTGTAGTATCTATAGCAGAACGTATTATATTGTAATATGGTATAACACCAATCTGTTCATCTGTTTCTGTATAAAAACCTAATACATTTGAAGAATAAATATTTTGTACATCTTCTGCTCTATTAAAGTTGTTGTAATATCTATTATAATTTCTTCTATACTTTACATCTCTCTTTGACAGAAATGTTTCCATTTGTTTTAAGTCTGTCAATATATATTGCATGCTTCTTTTAAACATTCTTTATCTCCCTTAAAAAGAATCCAGATACTTTCTTTGTAGCTTATCAAACGCATCATCACGCTTTATATTAAGTATGGTACCATCTTTAAATGTAACCTCAATATGCACACCATTATATGCAGAATTTATTAAGTCTCTTATAATACCATAATTGAGTGGTACAGATGATAATTTATCTAATTGCTTTTGTTTCTTTTCAGCTTCATTTAAGTTTTTATAAGCTTTTATTAACGTTACTATATTCATTGTTCTCTCCTCATATATTATAGTTATAGTTTTTTGGTATAATTCACCCAAATTAGAGATAAAGAGTACCTAATTGCATCTATAATATCAGGATGAAATATATCATCGTCGATAATTCTAGTTAATTCATCTTTATCATTTCTTGCAAATACAGTTTTTAGAGTCTCATCTGCAAATGGTCCTGTTCGTCTAACTTTAAAATTACCCGTTCTTACTTCCTCTTGTAACATTTCAATCTGGAAATCTTTATCAACCTTATATGCATCTAAACATGGTAATTGATATTGTGTAGATAATTCGTAAGATATCTTCTTACCTCCACCACCTGCATCACTATAAATATAAAAGTATTTATCTGGTATAGACTGAAATAGAGGATTCTCATGCACCCATTTTATACCCTCTTTAATCTTATCTGCTAATTCAGTTATACCGCTTCTATTACTCTTATGTTCCCATATAAGAAACTTTTCTGGTCTAGATGTAGAAAATATTATGATGACAAAACCGTCAGCATCTGTCCATCCATAGTCTAACCCTGCTGAAAACTTTATATCTGCAACTGGTTGTTCATTAATCCATTTAACCAAATCTGCATCTTCAAAGTAGTTGTCCTCGGTAAGACGGAATACCATGGCATCATCATCATAGCTAATCTGTCCCATATATTCACGTAAGAATAGGGGTGAGTTATCAGTTAATCCCTTCTCTTTTTTTATATCTTCTAAAACCTTTTCATAATCTGGTATAAATGGATTATTAGATATATTCCAATTTAATCTTAGGGCATTAGAATTATTAGTCCATAACTCTTCCCAATACAATCCTCTAGTTCTAGGTCCTGTACCAGATAGTATAAGTTGTCCCTTTCTATCTAATAGAGTAGGTTCTAATATTTCATTAATTAGAATTGGCAGAGATTTTTGGTTTTGTACCTCATCTATAATAATAACATCCCACTTAGAACCTCTAAGTTTATCTCTTTCATCTACAGTTGTATTACCATGGAAATGTATCTCAGATGAATTGCCCAACTTTATGGTACCCTCAGAGCGGTTGTGTGACACTACATCTACACCTAAATTATCTAGGAGCTGTACTATTGGCTGCCAGAATACCTCTAAACATCTTGTAAATGATAGACCTATTAGAAGAACTCTTGCATCTTCCCTATCTAATGCTGTATAAACTGCTTTTCGTACATCTGCTTCAGATTTACCCGCTCTTCTTCCAGCCATGAGATAAATATATTTTTCTTTAGAAATAAGGACTTTTTGTTGATAGTCATGGCAATCTTTTATAATCCTATATGTTTGGAAATCTTTATCTTCTCTTCGAGATTTATTCAATTGTCTATCTATATCATCTAAGACATTTTCAGTTAGGAGACGTTCAGCCATAAATGAGAATGCCTTACTATCGGGTTTAAGAGCAGCAACTTTAAGATTCTCCAAAAATGCTTCATAGTATGGGATGGTTTGTTTACCTACTTGAGTTTTGCTAGACATGATATCGACAAATGCTTGTTGTACCAATTGCTTATAACTGGTTGAACCTATAGGACGGCCATTGGGGTTTCCTGACTGTCCCTTGACATATTTAGGCATTCTGTATCTCTCCTGTTGTTTCAGACCATTCTCTCTTAATCTTCATAAAATCTATCGTATACATCATCTTCTTTAAATGCTTATTCATCGTCTTTTTTATATAACCCAACTTTTCTAATTCATTAATAACACTATAATAATCTATAGATGATACATTTAAGTCCTTAATAATACTTTCATCATGTGCTATAAATGTACAATCTTCAGGTTGACCATAGATATATTTAGGAAATTGGTCTATTAGGCGCCATAATACTTTTGTTTTAGCAAAACCTATTCTCTTAAATACATCCATCATATATTTATTTTGGTTTGCTTTAGCTTCATTTTGGGATTTATAGTGTTCATCTAATACATGTTTAATCTGGCTGGCTTCTTCATCAGTAATCCAAC